CAGCAATACGAAGACCAAAGCCAGTTGTTGCAAGTGCTAGTGGCTTAAAAATACGGTTAGTATATCCATCGGCAATAAACTCATCAAGTTTTCCGTAGACTTTTGATAGTTTTCCCGCATCGCGCATTTCAGCCTTAACAGCATTGAAGTTAGGGATACTGAATAAATCCTGTGCTTGGTGCTCAAATAGAGCAGCGCTGCGTGGACCATTGGCAGTTTGAAATGTGCCAAGAGCCTCACCCATTGGAGAACCACCATAAATTTGACCCGAGATTGTGTCTTCATTTACTTTGTCAATTTCAGATTTAATACGACCTACAAATATGCTGTCATCGTGAAGACCCATTTTCTTAAAGGCTTCAAATGTAGTTTGATTCTTAAGAATACGAGCCATTTGAAAATCTTCATTAGCAACAGCCTCAGCATATTTGCCAGCCATCATCTTTGCGCCTTCATCACCCATACCAAATTTGGCAATGCGATAGATGGTTGTGGCAGAGTCAGGAGCATTCCACTTAAATCTTGTCGTAGATAACTTTCCAGTTTCAGCATCAACACTGTACGGAATATATCCACTAAATGTTTTATAAACATTACTTGTTAAATTAGATACTGAGTATTTTTTCCACTCAGGATTTTGTACATAAGTTCCTTCGGAATTTTTAACATACTTTTCAATCTCAGGATTACGTAACTTATCAATAACTTTAAGGTCACCAAGTTTTGCAGATAACAAAGTGCGAGAAGGAAGTGTTGCACCACCTGCTAGGTTACCACCCAACTCATCAAAATAATGTGCTGACTTAAGCCATTGATGTACAAGTTCAGGGTCATTAATTTTACCCAAATATCCTGCTGCAGATGCTCCTAATGAAGGATACTTAGCAACAATTTCACCAGCATTTGAAGTTGCAATATCTTCTAGTGCACGATTATAAGTACGTGCAACTTGGTTAAGACCAAATAACTTTGTGCTTCCATCACGAACAGCATCAAGTTGCTCAGAAGTTAAAGCCTTACCAGTGCGACTAAGAACAAATTCTTTTGCACCAGGTATAGCCCTATATAAAGGATACTTAATTTGCTGAACTCCAGCCTTATCAAGCACAATAAGTTTTCCACCACGCATTGCAGTACCAAACTTACTAATAACCATAAGTGGGTCAGCGGTTAAATTGAATGCTGTATCACCAATGCCCGATATAACTTTACCAATACCTGCATCTGTCTGACGAAATGCTTTAGCAGCGCCATCTAAACCAATTACATCTGTTGCGCTTGCTAGTGCATTAGAAAAATCTCTACCTGGAGATACTTTGTAAAGGTCATTCTCTGAATCAGAATAAGAATTTTTGTATGTATCTTTCCAAGGACCAGTATTTGATGTTTTACGTAATAAACTTGCTGCAAGTTCTGCACCAATTGCTGTTCCCGCAGGTCCTGCAACTAACGTTCCAGCAACTGCGCCACCAACAACACCAAGTGTTACGGCAAAACCAGCAAGTGTTCCGTGGTTTTTATATACAGAGTGAACAAATTTATAATCGCGTTGTACTTCTTTGATTGGTTTTCCAAGATATTCAAGACCAGTTAATGCTCCGTGAGAAACTGTATTCCAAAAACCATTACTATTGTTATCAACAATATGGTCATTAATTGAATCTTGTGCTGCAGTAACTTTAATTGTATGTGATACAACAGGTGCTACTGCTTTAGGGTCAGCAAACTTAGATACATCGTATGCTGCTCCAGGTAGGTTCGCTAATTCTGGTGTTAGCCACTTGTTCCAGTTGTATGCATTATCTGCCACTAGAATTGTTGTCCAATTTTAGATGCAAGATATTTCATAATTGGAGATGCGTCGGGTTCGTTTGCAATTGATTGAATTACATCACGAGCGGTTTGATACTGCATTGTTCCATCTTGCGGAAGATTTAGAATTTCTGGTCCTGCCCCAGGACCAAAAGGCATACCAGTTGATATTGGTTCATTAGGACGTGAAGTTGGTGCAGTTAAAGATTCAACTGGTGGCATCGCTGCTAAAGGGTTTTGCTTTGGTGCTGATGGTTCAGGAGAACCAGCCATAGGTGCAGATTGTTGTTGAATCATTGTGGCTTGACCTTGACCATAAGGCAATCCTGAAATATATTTTGCAGGTTGTGTACCTGATTGTCCTGCACCGCCTGTAGCAGAAACATTTGCTGGATTATTTTGAGGAGCAGTCGGACGGAAACCGCCACTGTTTTTATTTCCCGCCATTGTTCCTCCTAATTAATCTCTTGTTTAAGTATATGAAATGGAGCAGATGTTGCATTATTATTGAGTGCTGCAATTCTCATTGCATCTAATACAGATGCTCCAGCGTGTAGCGCACCTAGTGCGTAATCTCCGCCTGAACCAATTGCATAAAAATTTGTGTCGTTCATTGCTACAGCAAAGTCGCTATCTATTTCAAGTATAGTTCCATTAATGGCAATAAGAACTTGTAATTCAAATTTATAATCAGAACTATCTGAACTTTTGAATTCAATTCCTGTTTCAACCAATGTTGCTTTAAGTGATGGTGCTACTTTATTAATTGCAAACTCATAAAGATTTTGTTTTGCTTTTGCGTTTACAGATGGAGGTTGCCATCCGTGAAGTATTACCTGTAGTGCACGATAATCACCAGCACCCGCAATAAGATAACCGCCACGTTCAATTGCTTTTACCATTTGTGGGTGTGTATAAACTTTTCCACCTTCAGCAACACGAGAGTCACTTGCAATGACACAACCGTTTTTAGTTTGCATACCAACGATTGTTGTCATTGTCCCCTACTTTGTTAGATTCGTGCTGAAGTTGTTGCTCTTCCGCCAGCCTTGCCTGATGCTGTCAGACTTGAAAGAATTGTTTGTATATCTGGCTGTGATTGCCCTGGTCCTTGTGGTGCTCCCTGCGAAGGAGAGCCTCCTGCTGGAGCAGCCTCAGGAGCAGGGGACATTTGCTCAACCGATTGTGGCACTCCAGCAGGAGGGACCTGTTGCTGCGGAGCGAATGTGGCTTCAATTGCGTCTTCTAGTGCTTGACCCTTTTGACGAGCCTTGATAACCGCAGCAATCTTACGTACGACTTCAGAAGCATCTTGACCTTGAGTAGCCATTTGTGGAATTGCTTGTGTGTATGCCGTAAGTGAACCAAGGAGTGCACCACGCATATCCTCAATTTCAATCTTTTCTAATTCTTGTGTTACGTTAACTGTAAATGGTAGTTCTCTCATTGCCATATCTCGGCTAATGAGTTTTCCTCCAAGAGCCTGAAGCATAAAGATAAGACCTTGCGCTGGATTAAGACCAGCAAGCATACCGTAGCGAACATCAGCAGAGTAATCACCCTTGATGTCTTTACTTGGCTTGTAGGTAATCTCATAAGGTGAACCCGAATCTACTCCACGAATTGTTTTTTCTTCTGAGTAAATCATTTCATCTACACAAAAACAAATTTGAATAATGTCCCGAAGTGTTGCAGCAAAGATTGCTTGTGCTGATTTAACCTGTGTATCAAATGCTCCCATAAGAGCCTGAACACCCTGACCAGTAACAACCGATTGGCTAATGTTTCCAGTACGAGATTCAGGGTAACGTGTACCAACACGAAGTTCTTGATTAAGAATGTTCTGTTCAGTAAATGCGCCCTGTGGCAGTGTTAGTTCTACACGACGTACACCCGCTGGATTGGCTGTACGGATAACCGCATCTCCACCAAGTTGTAATTCTTGCACATCTTGTGGAAGTACGATAGGTGCTTGTACAGATTTTTCTGCTGCTTCCATTGCAAGTAATGCAAATCGGTTACGCAGTAACTGGATACCAAGTACATCATCAAACTGTCCACGCATTTCACCATCAATAGATGGCTTACGTGCAACGACAACCATCATCTTACCAAGCGGATTAGCAGCCTGGGAAAGAATTAAGTTTTCTCTACGTGGTACATAAATAACAGATTGGTCTTTGTCGTAATAACGAACCATCTCAATTGTTGCATTCAGGTCTTGCTTGTATCCATCTGAACCAAGGAGTTGTCTGTCATACTCAGGAAACTGAGATACCAGTTCACCAAGTGTCATAGAGTATCGTTTAGCAAATGCCACACAGCGTCCATAGCGGTCGAATTCTGGGTAAGCCCCAATAGGATTTTCTATGCGAATACGTGGCAGTTTTGCTTCATCGTCTAATTCAATAATGAAAGGGACGAATCCATATGTTAGATACCAGTCAGCACCTGAGTACATATGTACTGCTAGGTCTGAGTGTTGGAAATAGTTAGATGCAATACGAGTACGCTTATCAGCAAAAGTACGCGCCCTATCAGATACTTGATTGGCTGCAGAACAGTTAACCGCTGGAAGCGGAGCCATAACTTCAGATAAATCACGAGCAACAATGTCAATAAAGTTTGCTACTACGTTGGCATCAACGCCCTCTGGAAAGAAGTTAGGATAAACTTCAGCAATCTTTCCTTTACGGACAGCAAGCACGTCAAGGTTACGGGCATCACGTTCGTGACTACGGTAGCGCAGGGATTCAACCCTTGCTACTACCTGTTCTATTGATAATGCCATTATTGTCCTAACTATATTGGTCTGACCATTGGGATGAGAATGCTTCATCTAAATTAATAGATTGGCGTTGGTTAATTTGTGCTTGTGTTGCCCAACGATTCTGAGCAAACTGTCCTACCTTTGAAGAGCGTTGCATTAATTCACGGATGCGAATGATTGCAAACCATAATGCCATAACGCAGTCGGTTGGATTTTTAGTATCAGGCTTCCAAGTAATGAGTTCTTGCACTAAAGTCTTTAGACCTTCAGAGCCTTCATTGCTTGGTAGTTCGATTAAGTTGTTATCTTGAAATCGTCCATCTCGTGTATTACCAAATAATGAAGCCATTGAGGCTACACCAAATGATGTGTCCCACTTGTTCTTGCCAGTAAAGTGTGAGTTAAGTTGACATCCGTGGATTGATAAATAGTTACGCAAGTTGTCATCTAATGCATAAGCCTTCTGGTGTGCGTTGATTTCAATACGCAGTTCCTGTGGCTTGTACTTCTCAACCCACTCTTCAATCAGGTCTTGAATTTTTTGCGGAGTTGGCTCAGTCATATTGACACAATCCAAAACATAAATTTTTCCATCAGACTTGTTGTATGTGCAAACAACTGCACCCGTGGCACCTGCCATAGCAGGGTCAAGTCCCATAACTGTATATGCACCTTCAAGGTGTTTTGGATGTCCAGGTACTCCAACCTTGAGTGGTCCACGCTTACGCATACCATTGACTGAGCCTGCTACACAAGAAGGGGCAAAGATTGAATCTTCGGTGACATCTTCTT